AAGTTAAATTTCAAAAATTTATTGATAGACTACGCAAAAAGTTTAGTCATCTATTCTTAAATATTTTAAAGAAACAGCTTATCTTAAAAAAGATTATTACCGATGCTGATTGGGATAATCATAAAATGAATTTTAAGATTGACTATGCTAGAGATAATTATTTTGCGGAATCTAAAGAAAGTGAGATATTAAAAGAACGTATTCAAACTCTTGATATGATGCAACAGTATGTTGGAGAGTACTATACTAAAGATTGGGTTATGAGAAATGTTCTAAAGTTTTCTGAAGAAGATATGAAAAATATGGAACAAGATGTAGAAGACGAAAATAAAGAAAAAGCGGATGAGATAGATAATATTGAATCTGATAACGAATAGCTCGAAGTTTAAATAATGTATGATTTAGTTTCCTATATCACGAACAAAGGGCAAAGAGGGACAATAGATCCCTCTAGTTCCCCTGGCGTAATTGCTAGAACGATTGATTATGATACCGTTTGGGTTGAGTTTTCGGTCGACTTAGAAACTCCACCTAATCCAGATTATATTCGTGGTTGGTTTTTTACCGATGAAACATTACCTGGTTATAGTTTTTTTCCTAATTCTTCAGCCATACAAACTGGAACTAATCCACCAGATAAAAAGTTATATACGTCTAATGTTCCAGTTAGACTATATCTTGATGAAGACACAATAATTGATCCTCAAGGAAATAGAGTATTAGATTTTAGATTAAGTACTGCAGTTGCTCAATCTGAAAGTTCTTTAAAAAATGGGCAGTGGATAGAAAGCACAGCCGCCGATATTATATTTACAATATATGCAAATGGTAATCCTGCGCAAGTATTTTTAGATGTGTTGCCAGTGGACGAATTTGAATCTGATTTTGGTTCACCAACAAATAGTCTTACTATAGATTCCGCATATATTAATGGAATGAGAGTTGACTCAGCTCATATTAGACATTTAGCATATGTGAATCTTATTGAAGGTGATTCTGCTCAATTTGAACATATTGCCACAAATACTTTGGCAGCTAACACTCTTATCACAGATTTAGAAATTAATGGTCAGAAAATATATGGTGTTGGATCAGCACTTAGCGGTAATACATTAGATTTAGATTACGACGAGCCAACTGATAGAGACAATAGTGTAGCAATTACTTCGTTACAATCTATACATAATTTTTTAGATGTCAATAATAGCGAAACCGGAAATTATTGGGCACTATATAACAATTTAAATGCATATACTGATACTATTAATAAAAATAATGCCATTTTTAGTATTGATGAAACTGGTGCTGTTGTAGCAAAATCTCTTGAAGTCAACCAGTATATTTTAGATAGTGGCGGATTAAAATGGTCTAAAGATAGTAATGTAAAAATATACTATGATAGCGATGTTCAAGCTTGGAGAATAGAACCAGATTTATTTGGTTATGCAGACTCTGTAACACCAGGCTCTGATTCAGACTTATCTTTATCTTCAGATAATTTACTTTTAAATCTTTCTGGAAAAGATGGACAATTCTTATCTTATGGAGAAGCATCTGAAGCATATTATTTAGATTATGCACTTAAAACTGGTAGATTTATATTTGACGATGATCAGTTAAATGAAGAAAAAGAGTTTATTCCAGACACTCAACTTGAGTCTATGGATTCTCAGGGTAAGTACAAATACTACGATCAGTTCAGTAATTTTTCTCACTATAATATAAGAGAATTTGATAGTGATCCCGTTGAAAATTTTACCTTTCCTTTTAATGATTCAGACGCTCAAGTATTAAGATATGACGAAATCACTAATAGCATTTATAGTGATTTTGCACCAAGAACATTTGCTGGTTTTATATCACCTAAAAGATATAACTCATATAATATAAAAGCAACATTTAGTTCTACTACAGCTACAGATTTTCCAATATTTCTAGTAGTAGCACAGCTAAAAATAAGAGGTAGAGAATATACTATTAGTGCTTTTAGGAGACCAAAAGGCATTCTTCAAGAGCATAGTGATTATTTAGAGCTTGACCATATTGCTGTAAACCCACCTTCATGGGGCTTAGTTTACAACTACGGACAATCAGATGAATATTACTTTGATTTTGATTGGGTGACAAGAGGAATGGCACCAGCACCAGTTACACCAACATTTGATGGGCAATCTACTAGCGATTGGGTTTCTGCTGGTCAGACAACTGTATGGGGATATAAAGATAATAATATATTATTTGTTGCAACAAATCAATTTGGTTCTACAGATATAGAAAATCCAGAATTAAAAACTGTAATTTTATTAAATATAGAAGAAGAAATAGCAGCGGGCAGTACATTTTTAGAGCCGTTTTTAAATGCAGAAACATCTTATGGATTTGGTACACAAAACCAGACTAATGCTGTTATAACAAACATTTTATTTACAACCGAAGATAACGATAAAAATATATTTGATTTAAAAAATGATTTAATTTATACCTTTGTTTCAGATAGAGAAAAAGATGAATTTGGGGTTAATTCTTCTGGATATTATATTTTAGATAGTAGTGTCGGTGTTGATCAAGTAATGAATACTGGTAGACTATTTTATAATGATAGATCAAAAATACTATACTGGAAAGATCCAGATAATTCGTATCAGCTTATAAAAGAAGTTGATTTAAGTGGCTTACCTCAAAGTTCTGCATATGTAGAAATGAGGGGAACCGGATTAAATAATAATTCTCCAGCATATCTTTACATCGATAACGAAACAGAATATTTTGAGTTTAATCAAAATCCTATTTTATTAAAAGGTTATCATGGGCATGGTAGAGGATTAAATCTTACTACATTTGATACTGTCGGCACAAAACTTTCTTCGACTACATTTGATACACACGGATCAGACTCAAATTCCACTTTACTTTCTGATGCAATTAATAATATGACTAATGGTCATATTGGTGCAATAACATCATATGATGCTTGGATAGCAAATGTAAATGATACTCTCAGAACTACTGCCTTCGACCAAGGATTAATGAAACTCTATAATGCACCAACAAGTCCTATTAGAAATCCGTATGCTGCAGTATTTCAGAAAACCGGTATTAATGGGACCGTAAAAGCACATGAAATAAGTAGTGATGATTCTTCAGCTTCTCTATATGCAGATTTAACATTTAGTATTACAAGAGGCACATTTCACACATATGGTCCAGAGCAGCCAAACTCTTTATCGTCTTGGAACGGTAAAAGAGAGGCTTGGATAGATGAAAATCATAATACTAAAATTAATAATACTCTTATGCTTACCGAAGGTAGATATAAAGGTATGGCATTTGAAGGAACATCTTTTACTGCTAGTGGTATTAATGAAGATAGTGCTAGAATTTATCTTACATCAGAAGAAGATTCTCAGAGAACAATGGTTCTTAAAGTTGGAGATAATCTTAGTGATAAGATAGCATTTGAAGTTCCTGATAATGATGGCGTATTACAAAACGGGTTTATAAATTTTCATAGAGGTAATTTACATATTGTATTTGATCAAACACCACAACTAGGTGGCGATTTAGATGTACAACAGTTTAGAATGTATAGAGAAAATTTAAATAATGAAATGATTGATCTTGGTTATACTTTAGGTTACGGTAGTAATAGTATAGCAATTTCGGCACGGCAAAGTATATTTAATTTCTTAGACAATAATAATAACGAAGAAGATAATTTCTTTGGTATATTTTCCAATAAAAATGCTAATTTAGAAGCCACAACTGTAGATGATGCTGTTTTTGCTGTTATGGAAGACGGGTCTATAAAATTTAATTTCGAAGATTCTTCGACTACCATAACAGAAATAGGGACTAGTACCGGAAGACAAGAGGGTTTAACAACCGATGACGTTCCGGAAGGACCATCAGGATTAAATCTATATTTTGATTCTGCTAGAATGTTTATAGCACTAAAGCACGAAAATACTAATAATAACTCTGTATATGATGCTGCCGGTGGCGGTATAGGTAATATTAATGTTAATCAAGCAACTAAAACAATTGAATTTGAAGGTATTACTAATACAGATGGATTACCAGAAGGTGCTAATAATTTATACTTTACAGACGAAAGAGCACAAGATGCTGTTGGTAATATTATGTCTGGTGATGATGATATATTAGTTACTTATACTGATAATGGCGGCGCAGCGGGCACTATAGAAATAACATCGACACTTACGCAAGGATCGGTATTTGGATTACAAACTAAGTATGAATTACAGGGCGATGGAACAGCATCTAATAATGGACAAATAAAATTAAATATTGATTCTAATGGGGTCTCAAGAACTGAAACTATTACAGTTACTGGTCTTAATGGAATCAATATTGATGGTTCTGGTACAAACTCATTAGTAGTTGATGCAGGTTCTTTAGTTAAAACTTATTCAGTATCAAGCGGTGATGTAACGGGCGGATCTAAACTAATTCTCACTGAAACTGATGTTGATAATAATACGGTAGATGATCAGGTTAGCTTTTTAGGTGCCGATGGTATTTCAGTATCTCAAGCCTCTGATGCAATAACAATATCTGGAATTGATCTTCAAGCTGTAAGTACGATTACAGCAAATCAGACTGGTGGTAATAGTTTTATAACTTTAAATGATTCTAGCCCTGTTGCTGGAATTACTACAACTAATTTAGGTGTTACTGGAGCAAACGGTATTGAAATTAGTGTTGATAGTAATGGTGCAGGTAATGCTACTTTGGGTATCAGTGCAGCCGCTCTTCAAATTACTTCTACGCTACAAGCTAATGCATCTGCTGCCGGTGTTGATACTAGAATTACTTTTACCGAAACAGATGCTGCATCAAATTCTACAGCACAATTTATAGAATTTACTGGTACTGGCGGTATAACAGTTTCGTCTATAGCACCAGCCGGTGTTCATGACGGAATAATAACAATTGGTGCGGATAGTATGCACCACCCAAATACTACATATATTGCCAAGTTTGCTGATCCGCCTGGTGTTACAGAGAATGAAGTTGATTTTAAATTAATACACCAAGGTCCGGATAGTGGAGAAGATACAACACTAAAAATTGTATCAGCTGATGGCATTTTAGTATCTGAATCAAATGGAGAATTACATATTGGCTCGATAGTTCAGATTGAACAAATTAATAATGAAACAATTACATTTGAAACCGATGCAACTGATGCTGCAATTTCTCTTGGCACTACAACCGAGTTTACAACAAATAGTTCTACATCAGAAACAATTACAATTAATCATGGTGCTACAGGATCTGGCGCTGCCCAAACTTCTGCAAATAGTGGTCAAACTGTTATACAGAATATTTCACTGGATAAATTTGGCCATGTACAATCAATTACTAATGGTACAGTTGTTGGTCAATATCTTATGGCTGCAACTGGTGTTAATGAAGCCAATCTAAGATTTGATACTCAGGCTAATGGACAAAGTGGTTCTGCACAAGATGTAACCCTTAAGGGTGGTGGGGCTGTTGTAGTAAGGTACGTAAACTCAACAGAAATAGAAATTGATGTAGATAGTTCACAGTTTGCGCTTGGTTCTATAGGTGGTCATACCGACGTAGATATTACTACGAACGCACCAACTAATGGTCAAGCTTTAAAATGGAATGGAACAAATTTTGTTCCTGGCGATGTTGCTGTTTCTCTTGCAATGGATGATCTTTCAGATGTTAGTACAGCGGGTATAACTAATGGTCAAGCTATAATTTATAATGGAACATCTTTTGTTGCAGGTGATGCAGGAGAGACATATACCGCAGGAACTGGACTTTCTCTTGATGTAAATAATGAATTTACTAATACCGCCCCTGATCAAACAGTATCTTTAACAGGTAGTGGAGCAACATCTGTCAGTGGAACATATCCTAGCTTTACTATTAGTAGCACAGATACGAACACTGACACAACATATTCAGCTGGTAACGGCATTAGTTTAAGCGGTACCACATTTAGTGTTGGTGCTGGTAGTGGATTAACTCAAACTACGGGCGGCTTAGGAATGTCTGGGTCTTACACTGGTAATTTCCTTCTTACTGGCGCCTTTACAGCAACTGGAGATATTACTGCATTCGGAACATCTGATAAAAGATTAAAGACTAATATTTCTGTAATTGATAATGCTTTAGATAAGATAAATAAAATTTCTGGATATACATTTAACTGGAATGAATTAGCGGAAGATAAAGATCAAACTCTTAGAGAGGCTGGAGTTTTAGCCCAAGAAGTTGAAGAAGTATTACCAGAAGTTACTACAACAAGAGAAGATGGGTATAAAGCTGTTAGATATGAAAAACTGGTTCCATTATTAATTGAAGCAATTAAAGAACTTTCCGAAAAAGTTGAAAGACTTGAAAGGGAAAAATAATGCCATTTATACCAAACACCGGAGCTATATCATTTAATAATAACATAGAAGATGTATTTGAAGATCAGTCAACTCCTGCAATGAGTTTATCAGAGTTTTATAGAAATGGAACTAATGTTCAAACAGCTATATCCGCAACTAATGTTATAACTAATTCTGTAGTTACATCTGGAATCCCTACAAGCGGTCAAATTAGTTTTAGCGATTTTAGAAATCAAGGATTTAATACTATACCGGTATCGGCAATATTTGATAGAAGTAATGTTACACTTGGTTCAAATGTTACTTTTACTGTACCAGCCAACGTCACCCAAATATCTGCTGTTTGTGTAGGCGCTGGAGGCGGCGGAGGAGGTAATTCATCTACTTCATTTACTGGAGCATCTGCAGGCGGTGGGGGCGGTACAGTCTATGGTAATATTTCAGTATCTCCAGGTGATACTTTTACTGTAGTGGTCGGCGCGGGTGGTGCTGGCGGAACAAGTTCCGGAGCAGATGGGTCTGATGGTGGTGATACTTATATTCTTGACTCGAGTGGTTCTACAAGACTAATTGCATATGGCGGTGAGGGCGGACTAACTGATGTAAACAATAACACTGCAGGTGGTGCCGGTGGTATGAGTGGCGGCTCTGATAAAACGGGCGGAGGTACTGGTGGCCGCGGCGGTTCTAGTTCAACAGCTATCCCACATAAATCTCCAGGTGGTGGTGGTGCAGGTGGTTATCAGAGTTCTGGTGGTCGTGGTTGGCATGCGGATGGATCCCCGTCGGCTGGTACTGGCTTTGCAGGTGGTGGTGGGGGTGGCTCAAGAACACAGTCAAGTTCTTCAAATAATGGGTTTCCAGAAGATTTTCAAGCTGGTGGCGCTACTGGAATATACGGTATGGGTGATGGTGGGCAAGCATTCATCAACTCACCGCTTGGTGTACATGTGCAATACTCAAGACACGGAAGCAATTGGAAATCAGCAGCTTTCTTTGCTGGTCCGTTAGGACCATCAAGCGGTGCAGGTTCGATAACTCCACCAACTTCTGGTTCAGCTAATCATCCATCATTTAGCGGTCAAGCTGCTTCACCTGGCGGTGGTGGTGCTGGTATTATTCAAAGTACTATTGGTCATGGACAAAAAGGCGGTGATGGGGCTGTAAGAATTGTTTGGGGCAATCAAAGTAATGGAGCAACAAGGCAATATCCCGATTATGATGATGTATTGGGAGATTAAAAGTCAAAAACTTAATTTATATAAATAATCTAAAATATGGAGAATAATTATGGATGATGAATTAAATAATGTTACAGATGTTTCAGACGAAAACATCGAAAGTCTTGAAGATATTGATACAGTAGATACATCTGCTGAAGAAGATACAAGTGATGAACCAGAAGTAGAACTAGATCCAATTGAAGCAATGATATCATCTATTGAGGATAAAGATTTTGTAAATTCTTCAAATATTTTTAATAATTTGGTTGCTGATAAATTAGCAGATGCAATTGATAATAAAAGAATTGAATTAGCCAATAGATTATATAATAATGCACCTGAAGAAGTAGATGCAGAAGTAGATATGGAAGTAGAAGTAGAAAATGAAATCGTTTAAAACTTTAAAAGCCAGCTTAGATGAATCTAAGAAGATGAAAGTTAAAGGCATTGCAATTGAGATTGTAAAGGTCAAAAATAAGTTTCAGGCTAAAGTTGATGGTGACGTTTTAGATACTTATGCTTCGGAAAAAGAAGCTGAGAAAATGGCGAAAGAATTCGTCAAACAGTATAAAGGATAAAACTATGAAGCTTATTGCGGAATACAATGATCAAGAACTATCTTATGTTACCGAAGAGGTAGATGAGAGTGGTAAGAAAAACTATGTGATCGAAGGTATCTTCGCACAAGCTGAAAGTAAGAATAGAAACGGCAGAATCTACCCTAGAGGTATTATGGAGTCAGCCGTTCATAAATTTGCAACCGAACAGGTTGCAACTAAGAGAGCAGTTGGAGAGTTAAATCATCCAGAAGGACCAACTGTTAACTTAGATAAGGTTTCGCATCGCATTACCGAGATGACTTGGGAAGGTAATAATGTGATGGGGAAAGCGCTTATATTAGATACTCCAATGGGAAACATTGTAAAAGGTCTCCTCGATGGTGGTGTTCAACTAGGCGTTTCAACTCGTGGTATGGGAAGTCTTGAGAATCGTAATGGGACAATGTATGTAAAGGAAGACTTTATGTTAAACACTGTCGACATTGTACAAGATCCATCTGCTCCAGAAGCTTTCGTTAATGGGATTATGGAAGGTGTAGAGTGGGTTTGGAACAATGGTGTTATTCAACCTCAAGATATTGAAGAAATTGAGACTGAAATTAAAAAAGCTCCGCGTGCTGATATGCATTTAGTGCAGGAACGTGAGTTTAAGAATTTCCTCTCGTTGCTCAAATAAAAGAGGAGTCAAACATGACTGATCAAATACAAGACCAGGAAGTTGAGCTCGATGAAGCAGCGGAAGTTGTGGACGAAGCTCATGATCCTAAAAATGCAGAAGCTCAATCAGTCGACAGTGTCGATAAAGCAGCTAAAGCAGTAACAAAACAGGCGCCAATTCCGAAAACAAAAGCGGGAATGGTTAATGCTATGTACGGTAAGCTACAAGCAATGAAAAAAGCGGATCTTCAAGCGTCATATAAAACTATGATGGGCGAAGAAGTTGAAATCGAAGATGAGATTGTTGTCTCAGAACATAAAGAAGACCTTCAAGCACTTATTGCTAACGAAGAGGGTCTTGCGGAAGGTTTCAAAGAAAAAGCCGCTACAATTTTTGAAGCAGCTGTTAATTCAAAAGTGAATGAAGCAGTAGCTAAGAAAGAAGCTGAACTCGAAGCAACTATTGCTGAAAGAGTAACAGCCCTTGAAGAGCATTATGCAACAGAAATTGAAGAAGGTCTCAACGAAACACGTGGAGAGCTTGTTGAGAAAATCGACAGCTATCTAAACTATGTAGTTGAAACTTGGATGGAAGAAAACAAATTGGCTGTAGAAGCTGGTTTGAGAACAGAGATTGCAGAAACATTCATGAACAATTTGAAAGACTTGTTTACTGAATCTTATATCGAAGTTCCAGAATCCAAAATTGATCTTGTGGACGATTTGGTAGAGCAAGTTGAAGAGCTTGAAAGCCAATTGAATTCACAAACAGAGAAAAACATGGAAATGTCAGAATCTGTAAAATCAATGAAAAAAGAAGTTTGCATTCGTGAAGCTTCTAAAGACCTAGCAGAAACACAAGTTGAAAAACTTAGAAGTCTTGCTGAAAGTGTTGACTTTACAACCGAAGAAGATTTTGCTTCAAAAATCTCTACACTTAAAGAATCATATTTTGCTCAGAAACCTGTAGAAACTACAGAAGCACCAGTAGAAATGGTTAATGAAAGTGTTGTAGAAGAAGAAGCTGATGAAACAGAAATTTCAAGCAACATGGATAAATATCTCTCAGCATTGAGAACATCTTAATTTAAGGGGACAAAAGAAAATGTCTAATACATATAAAAATCTCACAGAGAAATGGGCACCAGTGCTCAACGAAGAATCAGCAGGTAAAATCGATGATTCTTACAGAAAATCAGTAACAGCTGTAGTTCTTGAGAATCAAGAAAAAGCTCTTGCTGAGCAGCGTCAAGCAGAGCAAGGTTTCTTGTCAGAAAACGCTCCATCAAATAACACCGGTTCAGTAGGTAACTGGGATCCAATCCTTATCTCACTTGTACGTCGTGCAATGCCAAACATGATGGCTTATGATGTATGTGGTGTGCAGCCAATGACTGGACCAACAGGCTTGATCTTCGCAATGAAGTCACGCTATGGTGCAGGTGCAACAACCTCAACTGAAGCTCTATATAACGAAGCAAATACTGCTTGGGGCGGAGATTCAACAGGTGCTAACGGTTCAGCAGGTCCATCAGGTCTTTCTGGTGTAACTGATGCTGCAGCAGATGGTTCACTCGATAATGACCGTGTAGCTAACGGCTTTGCTGGTGGTATGCCATTAACAGATGGTGAAGCACTTGGTAATACATCATCTACTTTCAACGAAATGGGTTTCACCATTGAAAAAGCAACTGTGTCTGCAAAAACACGTGCGTTGAAAGCAGAGTATAGCCTAGAGCTAGCACAAGACTTGAAAGCAATTCATGGTCTTGATGCAGAATCAGAATTGGCAAATATCTTGTCAACAGAGATTCTTGCGGAAATCAACCGTGAAGTAATCCGTACAATCAACTCACAAGCTAAGACTGGTGCTGCTACAGCTCAAACCGCTCTTAATGGTGTGTTTGATCTTGCAAACGATGCTGATGGCCGTTGGTCAGTAGAGAAGTTTAAAGGTCTTATGGTACAAATCGAGCGTGAAGCAAATACAATTGCTAAAGAAACTCGTAGAGGCCGCGGTAACTTCATCATCACATCATCAGACGTAGCATCATGCTTGTCTGCAACAGGTATGCTTGATTATGCTCCGGCATTAGCAACTAACCTAAATGTAGATGATACAGGTAATACTTTTGCTGGTGTTCTTAACGGACGCACAAAAGTATATATCGATCCATATGCAACAACCGATTATGTAACCGTAGGTTATAAAGGTACTAATGCATATGACGCCGGTGTATTCTATTGCCCATATGTACCACTAACTATGGTACGTGCCGTAGGTGAGAATGACTTCCAGCCAAAAATCGGGTTCAAAACTCGTTACGGCATGGTATCAAACCCATTCGTAGGTGCAAACCCAGCGAGCGGTCTTGCTGCAGCAAAAACCAATCAGTACTACAGAATCTTCCGTGTGGATAACATCCTTAACGCATAAGATTTAAATATAAAAAAAGGGAGGGGTTCAACCCTCCCAACTAAGCTCCATTCGTGGGGCTTTTTTTATGCCATCTTATTAGACATTTTCTTTAACCATTGAAACATAATTTTATCTGCCCACTCAGGATTTTTATTTTTTAAGATTTCAAGAGGAGCTCCCTCAGGACCTTCTTTTTTGCGAGCTTCTACATATTCTTCAACAGTAAAGCTTTTGATCAATTCTTTTAGAAATTTAGCTTTGGTGAAAGGACCGTTATACTTAAACCGAGCTATGAATAATTCCATTGGCATACCTACACGTGATGGGTGACAGTTAGGAGCAACTTGATCCCAAGTGGGTTGACCTTCATAAGTACCAGTGTACTCAAGATAACCACCGTGAAAAGTAAATTTAGATTTATCAAACTTAGTCATATCTTTCTCCGATTCTATTTACTCTTACAACATATACTAAAAAACATCACTTGTAAACCCCTAAAATGCACTTTTTTTCAATATAAATAGATATAACTTCAACGGAGAGGCATATGGCAGACCTTACTGAAAATTTTAACTTTTTACAGGCTAGCAACTTTAAGGTTGTTATAGATAGAAAAAAGTATGGTAATTTAGAATTTTTTGCTCAAAGAGTTATCCACCCTGGAGTAACAGTTACTGCACCTATAGTACCATTTAAACGTATTCAAAGTATTGCTGTTCCAGGAGATACAATCGGTGTTGATGATTTAGCATTTGATGTATTAGTAGATGAGAATATGACAAGCTATACTGAGGTTTATAATTGGTTAGAAAGTCTTGTAGTCACTCCGTCAAATAATAAAAATAAAATAATAGCAGATGACGAAAACGTTGTTGATATAACATTGTCTATACTAAGTAGTCATAATAATGTTGTTAAAAAAATTAGATATATAGACTGTGTAGTAACAAACATAGGAACACTATTATTAGAAGCATCTGGTACCGAAACTCCAGTTATTACCTTTCCGGTAAACTTTAAAATATCATACTTTGAATTAGTATAGATACTATTAATATTGAAATTTATTTATTATGGAGATGCACTTGTTGAATCTTGAAGATATACTTAATGATTGGAAAAAAGACTGTATAATTGATGAAAGCCATTTGGATAAATCATCAATTGATATAGCAAAACTTCACGCAAAATATTTACAACTTCTTTCTATTTCTAAACTACAGCTAAAAAAGACTGAGTTAAAGCAGAAAATTTTACTCAAAGATAAGTGGTTATATTATAATGATAAAATGACCCAAGAGCAAATTGAAGAGAAAGGTTGGGAATACGATCCTTTTAACGGAATGAAAGTCATGAAAGGTGATATGAATCACTACTATGATTCCGATATAGATATTCAAAAGAGTGAAGAAAGAGTAACTTATTATAAAACCTTAGTTGAAACACTACAAGAAATTGTAACCAATATTAATTGGAAACATCAGACTATAGGTAATATCATAAAATGGAAACAATTTGAAGCTGGTGGTTTTTAGTGGATATAGTTAAAGTACAGAAGAAAGATCATGCTAATATGATTATTGGGTGCGATTGGGGTATTGCTCAAGAGCTATCTGATTATTTTTCTTTTTTTGTTCCTGGTTATAAATTTATGCCTCTATATAAAAATAAGGTATGGGATGGCAAGATAAGATTATTTAATGTGAATAACTGCGAGTTATCATGTGGGCTTATATCTTATGTAAAAGATTTCTGTGAAAAAAGAAATTATCCGTTAGAATATGAAAAAAGTAAATACGGTTTACCCGAATCATATAATAAAATAGATCCTAATAAGATTATGGAATTTATAAAAAGTCTTGATCTAAAAAGTAAAGGCGAACCTATATCAATAAGAGATTACCAATTTAATGCTATCTGTGAAGGTCTACAAAGAAAAAGATCCATACTATTATCGCCTACGGGTTCGGGTAAATCTTTAATTCTATATTGTTTGGCTAAGTATTGGCTTCAGATGCTTACAGATGGATTTAATTATCCTAGAGCAGGTAAGGTTTTAATCATTGTTCCTACAACATCTTTAGTTGAACAAATGTATGGAGACTTTGCAGATTATGGACAAAATCCTACTGGTATGCATAAAATCTATTCAGGTAAAGATAAAGAATTTGATAGTGCTATCTGTATAAGCACATGGCAATCCATTTATAAAATGCCACCCGCTTGGTTTGATCAGTTTGGTATGATTTTAGGTGATGAGTGTCACGGTTTTAAATCCAAATCACTTACTAATATTATGAATAAATGTAAACTAGCAGAATATCGCTATGGTACTACTGGCACACTTGATGGAACACAAACGCACCAATTGGTATTAGAGGGTCTTTTTGGAAAGGTAATGAAAGTTACTACGACTAGAACTTTACAAGATAATCAAACTCTTGCTGATTTAGAAATTCTTATGATTCAACTACAATATAGTGAAGAGATAAAAAAGCAAATGGTCGGTCTACAATATCAGGATGAAATAGACTACATTGTAAAATATGAACAAAGAAATAAATTTATAAGAAATCTTGCTCTGGATCAAAAAGGTAATACTTTAGTTTTATTTCAGTTTGTAGAGAAGCATGGAAAGCCTCTTTTTGAGCTGATAAATAGTAAGGCTAAAGAAGGAAGAAAAGTATTTTTTGTAAGTGGTGCTACAGAAACATCTGATAGGGAAGCTATTAGAAAAATAACAGAGGGTCAGAAAGATGCTATCATCGTCGCTAGTCTTGGTACTTTTAGTACTGGTATTAACATACGGAACTTGCATAATATCATATTTGCTTCTCCGTCAAAATCCCAGATCAAAGTTCTCCAGTCTATTGGGAGGGGATTACGGAAATCAGAGGATGGAACGACTACTAAACTCTATGATATATCAGATGATTTCCAACACAAATCAAGAAAAAACTATGCACTCCTTCACAGCGAAGAAAGATTAAAGATTTATAAAAAAGAAAAGTTTAAATTTAAATTTTACAAGGTTTCAATATGATCGATATAAACAATGTTAAACAATTAAAAATAGCAGACGGTTCTGAAATTATTTGTGAAATAATGGAAGAGCTTGAAGAAGATATCGTTGTAAGAGGTGCTTTTAGAATAGCCAGAGTAGATTTGGATAACGAAAGAAGTTATTATATGTTTAAGCCATGGATGACTTATGTTGAAGAATCAGATCATTTTATAACAATTAATCTATATCATCTAATAGCAGCTACTGTACCATCTAAAGATATTTTGGATCAGTATGAGAATGCTATAGAAAAAATCAGTGAAGCGGTATCAGAAAGAAATGATAGTCTTGATGAAATACCAGAAGAAGAAATAAAAGAAAAATTAAGTTTAACAAATGATTCAGAAGTTGATAATGTGCTTAAGTTTAATTTTATTGATAAAACTAAGCTTCATTAGTATTCCCTATCCTCAACTAACTACTCTTTTATTATATACTAGATTCGTGCAACTGTAAACCAAAAAGTGATGCGATAACAATAAAAATAGTTGTTTACATCTATTGTTAATTAGTTTATAATATATATGTAAAAGGTTTATATTTATGGCAAAAGCAAAAAAAACAAAAAACATACACTACATTAATAATTCAGAATTTTCATTGGCTATCGTGGAATATGTAAAAGAAGTTACAATAGCTAAAGAAACCGAAGAAAAACTTCCAGTAGTACCTGACTATATTGCTCGTAGTTTTCTTCAGATAGCAGAAAATTTATCTCACAAGTCTAATTTTATTCGGTATACATATCGAGAAGAAATGGTTATGGACGCGGTAGAAAATTGTCTGAAAGCTATAGAAAATTATAATATTAATGCTACAACTAGAACAGGTAAGCCAAATGCCTTCGCTTATTTTACTCAGATTATTTGGTACGCTTTCTTGCGTAGAATTACTAAAGAAAAGAAACAGCAAGAGATTAAAGAAAAATATTTAGCACAATCTGGGATTGATGCTTTTCTTGTTACAGAACTTGGTACTGATGATGCATCATCTCAAGTAGCTAACCACTTTATTGATACACTTAAAGATAGAATTGATAAAGTAAAAGCTTATGATACAGAAATTAAAACTTTTTCAAAAGAAACAAAAAATAGAAAGAAAAGAGCCGTTAACGTAGATTCAGATCTATCTGACTTTTTGGAATAATATATAATGAAAATAGCAGTATTGAATGATACTCACTGTGGTATCAGAAACAGCTCTGATGTGTTTTTAAATAACGCAGCAGATTTTTATGAAAACATCTTTTTCCCGTATTGTAAAGAACATGATATTAAGCAAATTATTCATCTTGGTGATTATTATGATAATCGTAAGTTTATTAATTTCAGAGCTTTAAATCACAACCGTAAACATTTTCTGTCACACCTTCGTGACTATGGGATGTCTATGGACATTATACCTGGTAACCATGATACCTACTATAAGAATACAAATGATTTAAATAGTCTAAAAGAACTCTTAGGTCATTTTATGAACGAAATTAATATTATTATGGAACCTCGTGTTCTGGAATATGATTCTCTTAAGATAGCAATGTTACCTTGGATCACTCAAGAAAATCACGATAAGTCTATGGAGTTTATTAAGAACTGTAAAGCAGACTGGTTAGGTGGTCATCTTGAATTAAGTGGATTTGAGATGATGAGAGGCATAGAAAATAAACATGGTATGGATCATAAACTTTTCTCACGTTTTGAGAAAGTTTTATCTGGGCATTTTCACACTAAATCAGTAAAAGATAATATTACATATCTAGGCACGCAGATGGAATTCTTTTGGTCTGATGCTCATGATAATAAACATTTCCACGTAATAGATACAGAGACTCGTGAAATGGAAGCGATTAGAAATCCATACACACTATATGAAAAGATTGTGTATGATGATTCCAGACAAAGCTATTCAGACTTTAATGTGGATCATTTAGATCATAAATTTGTAAAAATAGTTGTAATTAATAAGTCTGACCTCTTTACATTTGATCGTTTAGTTGATAGAATACAGAATAGAAAGATTCATGAACTAAAGATTGCAGAAAACTTTAATGAGTTTATTGGAGAGAATGTCGAAGATGAAAGTATATCAATGGAAGATACTGAAATTCTATTAGATAGTTATGTTGATGCAGTTGACACGGATCTGGATAAAGATAAAATAAAAGTAAATATGAGGAAACTTCTTACAGAAGCACAATCAATGGAAATAGTTTAGTGCCCAAACAAGAAAGAATACACTGCCTATCTAAGAAATGGGAAAAAGCTTATAAGAAAGCAGCCAAGAAAAAAGATAGACAGAAATCTAAGAAACAAATAAGGCAAAAAGAATGATTATTTTTAAATCTATTCGATATAAAAACTTTTTATCGACTGGTAATAATTGGACAACTATTAGTCTTAACAGAACAAAATCAACTCTTATAGTAGGTCAAAACGGTGCAGGAAAGTCAACTATTCTTGATGCTCTTTCCTTTGCGCTATTTGGTAAGCCGCATCGTAATATTAATAAACCTCAGTTAGTTAATACTATTAATAATAAAGATAGTATTGTAGAGGTTGAATTTATTATAGGTAAAGCACTCTTCAAGGTTGTTCGTGGTATAAAGCCACAAATATTTGAAATATGGAAAAACGGCGTGATGATTAATCAATCTTCTCATGCCAAAGAGTACCAGAAGGTCCTTGAGCAAAATATTATTAAGCTAAATCATAAAAGCTTTCATCAAATTGTTGTGCTAGGTTCTTCATCTTTTATTCCTTTTATGCAACTACCAGCACAGCATAGAAGAGATGTTATCGAGGATCTTCTGGACATTAATGTGTTTTCAAAGATGAATACTTTGATAAAAGAAAAGAATAGCACACTAAAAGAAAAGCTGAAAGATAATGCATATCAGCTTGACATTCTAAAGAATAAACTAGAGTCTCAAAGAAAATATATTAGAGATATTACACAGATTAATGAGGATGAGATTAATGATAAAAAGAAAAAAATCTCAGAGGTCGAAAGTGAAATCAAGCAATTACATAATAGTAATGCCGAATGTAGCGCTTTTAATGAAGCAAATGCCGAAGAGGTATCAAAGCAACTCAAAGAAGCAAATAATAAAAAACAAATCATTTTACAAGATAAGGCCAGTGCCACATCAGAAATTAAAACAATCGTTGGCGATTCTAAATTTTATGAACAGAATGACACCTGTCCGACCTGTTCACAAGAAATCGAACCAGATTTTAAAAAGAGGAAAATACACGAATGTAAGCAAAAAGCACTACAAACTAAAGAAACCCTTGAAAGAATACAATCGGAAGCTAATGATGTAGCAACTTTAATAGATGTGTGGAACAACAAAGCTGAAGAAGTTAAAGATAATAATAATTTAATTAATACCAATAATAAACTTATAAGCTCGCATCAAAAACATATCGATGGTTTAAATTTAGATATACAGAGACTTAGCTCCAGAGAAGGTGATATAGGAGAAGCTAACGAAGAACTTCATACTATGAATGAAGAAAGAAACGAGTTAATGGAGCACAAATTAACTCTTAATGAAGAATATTCATATAATACTGTTATGGCTGAAATGTTAAAAGATACGGGTATTAAAACAAAAGTTATTAAACAATACATTCCCGTAATTAATAAATTAGTAAATCAATATCTTCAAGTTCTTGATTTCTTTGTGCACTTTAATTTAGATGAAAGCTTTCAAGAAACTATTAGATCACGTCATAGAGATGCCTTCTCATATGATTCTTTCTCAGAAGGAGAGAAGCAAAGAATTGATCTGGCTCTATTGTTTACTTGGCGCATGATTGCTAAGATGAAAAATTCTGTAGCCACTAATTTACTCATATTAGATGAAACCTTTGATTCATCTTTGGATCATGACGGTGTTGATAATCTAATGAAAATTTTACATACTCTTGATGATAATACAAATGTGTTCGTAATCTCTCATAAAGGAGAAATACTTGATGGAAAATTTGAAGAAAAGCTGGAGTTTAAGAAAGAAAAAAACTTTAGTAAGATGGTGGCATAATGCCTAATATCAAAATAACAACAGAACCTACAGGTAGAAGCCCAGAAAATAAATATTTCTTTGGCTCTAAAACAAAATATCTTGATCTTGATCGACCCAAGTATAATAAAATAGGTAATGAAGAAGATTATAAAGTAATGCATATGCGTATGGATCTAATGGATTATTCGCATAATCTTGTTTTTTATGCTGCTGGAATGTGCTTTCGTGTAGAGACTAATGATGATAGACACGCACAGTTTGTTCGTAATATGTTTCCAGTAGTAGATAATCCTTTACAATATACTGCTGATTGGACAATTATTCATAATACTGAAATGGTGGTAGATAACCCATATATTTATGTCCATTTAGATGAATGTGTTATGTTAATTGGTGGTACTACATTTCTTGGTGAAATTAAAAAAGGCGTGTTTAGTATTATAAGTTTTGAATTACCAGTAAACGGTACTTTACCTATGCATTGTAGTGCTTTTACTTATGATAATACAACTAATCTAATGTTTGGATTAAGCGGTACAGGTAAGACCACATTAAGTAGTGATCCCGACTATAAATTAATTAGTGATGATGAAGTTTATTGGGCTCAAGATGGTATTCGCATGGTAGAAACGGGTTGCTATGCTAAGAGTGAAGGCCTTAGCCCAGAGACACATCCTACAATCTTTTATGCAGTTGAAGATGCTAGAAATAAAGACTGTCTGGTAGTAGAAAATCCAGGTGTTCCAAATGCCAGATTAAGTTATCCAATCACTTCGGTTGAGAATGCATATCATGGAAATAAAAATTTTACTCATCCAGATAATATATTTTTCTTAACTATGGATGTAACTGGAAAGTTTCCAGCGGTAAGTAAAATTACAAACGGTACTATTAGGAGATTCTTTGAGACTGGTTATACAAGCCAGATGCCAGGAACTGAAGCCGGTACTAATGAAATTAAGAAAATATTTAGCCCCTGTTATGGTTCGCCGTTCATGCCTAGAAAGGTAAGTGAATATAGTGATCTTCTAATGCAGAAGATACACGCAAATAACTGTAATGTATATTTAATAAACACTGGAATGGATAAATCTGGCAATAGACACGGTCTTGATTTTACTCGGCAGTGTGTAAAATCTGCTATAAAAACCGGAACTATAGCGGACGATAGTAAAGTTTGTTTAGAAATATTAGAAGAATTAATAAACTAATATGTTTACAACATTAACAATATATGATATAATTAACTATATTTTATGAAACGGAGAAATAGATATAATGGAACTTAGTGACTCTACACTTTCAATTTTAAAGAATTATGCTTCGGTAAATTCTAATCTAGTTATTAATGAAGGTAGTACGCTTCAGACTATTTCTGAAGCAAAGAATATTCTTTCAAAAGCAGAGATTAAGGAAAGTTTTCCAAAAACATTTGGAGTTTATGATCTAAATGAATTTCTAGGTGTTTTAGGTTTAGTTGACTCGCCTCGTCTTAACTTTGAAGAAAATTATGTTATCATTGGTGATTCTACTGGTAGATCAAAAGTAAAGTATTTTTATTCTGATACCGAAATGCTTACAACACCATCTAAAGAAGTGAAGATGCCGGATACTGATGTAAGATTTACTCTTGATGGAGATACTCTTGGTAAAGTTAAGCGAGCAGCTTCAGCTCTTGGTCACAGTGAACTTCATGTCTCACCTAGCGGATCTGCAGTAAGTTTAACTGTTACATCTTCCGAAAATTCTACAGCAAATAGTTTCTCTATTGATGTGGAAGGTAGTTCATCCAGTGATAAATACAACTTTGTCTTTAATATTTCTAATTTAAAGATTGACCAAGGAGATTATGAAGTAGAGATTTCTTCAAAATTAATTTCAAAATTTACCAAATCAGGAAGTGATCTTATGTATTGGATCGCTCTTGAAAAGACATCAACATACGGAGAATAATAAATGTCTGATAATGAAGATACAAAACGTGCAATGGAATTACTAAACCAAGTTTCTCGTAGCTCTATTGCTATTATTGATACTATTACTCAGAGAGGTGGTTTTCGAGGTGAAGAACTTTCCACTATCGGAAACTTACGTGATCAATGCACACAAGGTGTTCAAATCGTAGAAAGCTGGAAGCAAGAACAAGCTGAAGATTAATTCTTAAGGATAAAACTATATTATGAATAATGATTTTTTATGGGTGGAAAAATACCGCCCAGCGACTATTGAAGATACTATCCTAACACCTAATCTAAAAACAATTTTTAAGAATATTATCAAGACCGGAGAGCTGCCAAATATGCTCTTTTCTGGTACTGCCGGTCTTGGTAAGACAACCGTAGCCAAAGCGTTATGTAACGAATTGGATCTTGATTATATTTTGGTTAACGGTTCAGAAGAAGGTAATATTGATACTCTTAGAACTAAGATTAAACAATTTGCATCTTCTGTCTCCCTGCAAGGTGGGTATAAAGTAGTTATTCTTGATGAGGCTGATTACTTAAATCCCCAGAGCACCCAACCCGCCTTGCGGGGTTTTATAGAAGAATTTTCTAATAACTGTAGATTTATTCTTACCTGTAATTTTAAAAATAGAATTATTGAACCACTTCATTCACGGTGTTCTGTGTATGAATTCAATACTTCTAAAAAAGATATGGCACCACTAGCTGCTCAAATGATGGCTAGACTTCAGAATATTCTTAAATCTGAGAATGTAGAATTTGAGAATAAAGTTCTTGCTGAACT